CGGTCATCGCCCTGGTCTGGAACAGCGGCAGCGACCCGTCGCTGGTCTTCGTCGGCAGTGCCAACAAGCAGCTGATTTCAGCTTTTACGGGCAATGCGACTACATTCCGCGAGATGGACAGCCGCAAGATCATCGCGTCAGTTGACGTGTACGTCAGTGACTTCGGTGAGCTTTCAATCGTGCCGAGTAGGCTCATGAGGACCAGAGATGTTCTGGTGGTAGATCCGTCCAAAGTGGAGATCGCTTACTACCAGAAGATGCAACAGAGCCCGCTGGCCAAGACCGGCCACTCAGAGAAGCGGATGGTGTTCGCCGAATACATGGTGCGCGTCAAGAACGAGCGCGCGCACGGCATCATCGCCGACACCGGCGGCTGATACGTCCTTGTCGCACTCGGAATGACATGGGGGCGGGCCTTACGGCGCCGCCTCTTTTTATTGGAGGTTTCCATGGCAAAGAAGCTGGCCGACGAGCAGGCCAAAGCCGAAGAAGAGGCCGAGAAGGCCGCGGAAGAGTCGGGCACGGCGACGCCCCAGCTCGAGCCGGAGAAGTCCAAGATGCCCGAGCCGGGCACCACGCCCGACACCGAAGGCATTTTGAACACCGACCAAGCGAAAGCTCTCAACCCCAATGTCACCGTGTCCGGCACGGTGCCGGACGGCGAGGGCGGTCAGCGCCTGCTCGACACCGTCGACCCGGCCGTCGCCAATGCCGGCATCCTGCCGCCGCGCCAGCATCAGCCGCCGCAGGCCCCGAGCGATCCGCCGGAGTACCAGCACCGCATTCCTGGCCCCGACGAGGCCATCCTGGAATGCACGGCAGACAATCGTCCCTTCTATACGGGCGGCCCGATGGACAAAGGCGAGCGCTACGTGATGCGCAAAGAGGAGGCCGAGCTGCTGGTCAAGTCCAAAGCCGGCAAGATCGTCGATGACGGCCCGTCGGACGAGAACTCCCGTCAGGAAGGATCCGACGTCTGATGGAGCAGCGGCTCGAAATCGACCCCATGACGGGCGACCTGATCGTCCACCGCGGCGAAGACGTCGAGCCGCTCCTGGAGGCCAACAAGGCGCTGTACACCTCGGGTGACGGCTACTCGCCGTCCCGCGAATGGCGCCGGGCAGCATCGATCCCGATGGCTCTCATTGAAAAGTGGCTCAACGAGATGGGCCTCAACGTCTTCAATCAGGATCACCTGCCCAAGGTTCTGGAGCTGCTCGACAGCTCCGAATACCTCTACCTCCGTACCGCGCCCGGCAGGCTGTCGCGCAAGCCACGCCGGTTCCTGCAGCGGGTCGAGCCCGACCCGACGCGCCGGCTCATCCTGCCCTGAGAGGGAACCATGGCACTCGACCGACACGGCATTGCATCGGATGCGGCCGCAATAACACCGCACGACACGACCGCAAATAAATTCGAGGCGATTTATACCGGGGCGGGGGGCACCATCGTTGTCCGCACCCAGGACGGCACCAGCGTGACCTTCGCGAGCGCTGCGGCCGGCACTGTCCTGCCGATCAAGACGAACCTCGTGCTCTCGACCGGCACCACGGCTACCGGCTTGGTTGGTTTCCGGTGAGCGTCATCACGCTTGGGGTCACTATCCCGCGCGGGATGAAAGGCGGCGCGATCGTGCCGCCGAGTTTCCCGAGCGGGACGACGCTGTATTTGAATTTCGTGACCGGCAGCTATGGCGCCTGCCTGTTCGCCGGCACGATGGCGAGCCGGACGCTGGCGCAGCTGGTCAACAATCCCGTGACTCCGACAGGATCCGGCATGCTGATCGGGGCATCCGACAATGTCACGGTGCCGCTGAGCCCGGCTGTGCTGGGCGGGACGTGGTGGTCAAATACCGTCGGCACGTTCTACTGCGAAGCCGTAATCGCCTACACCAATGCCAGTTTCCCGCGCATCTTCGAGATGACCGACGGGACGGACAACAACCGGCTGATCGCCAGATACAATACGACCTCGGACCTTGGTGCGGCGGTCAGCATCGGCGGCGTTGACACCGAGCTGAACAACACGCCCTACGCTCAGAGCGTGAAGTTCGCCATCGCCTATGACGCCAGCGGTTTCAAATCCTGCCTCAACGGCGGCACGGTCCAGACCAACGCGGCGGTTGTGCCGACGCTGACCGGGCTGCAGCTCGGCAATCGGAACACCAATCCCAACCGCCAGCTCGACGGCAATTTGAAGCTGTTCAGCTACTACAAAACCAAGTTGTCCGACGCCGCCATCCAAGCGCTGACGACCTGAGGCATCCATGGCACTCGACAGCTACACCAGCCTGAAGACCAGCATCGCGGGCTGGCTGATGCGGGACGACCTGACGGCCGTGATTCCGGACTTCATCAGTCTCGCCGAGGCCGACATGAACCAGAGGCTGCGGCTGCGCTGCATGCTGACGCGCGCGACCACGACGCTGGGCAGCGATGGCTACGAGGAGCTGCCTCTCGACTTTTTGCAGATGTACCGCATGACGCTGGACGGCGAGGACATGATGTTTTCGCCGACCGGGCTGATGGCCGGCTTTGCGCTCGACTGGGCCGGCAGCGGCCAGCTGTATTACTGCATCACGGGCGAACAGCTGCAATTTTCGCCAGCGTCGGGCGCTAACCCTGGCCTGCTGGAAATGACCTACTACGCCAAGCCGGACGCGCTGAGCGCCACCATCACCAGCAACCGGATCCTGGAAGCCAGCCCGGCGATCTATCTCTACGGCTCGCTCATCCAGGCCGCCCCCTACCTGGGCGATGATGCCAGGATTCAGACCTGGAAGGCGCTCTACGACGACGCGGTCAAGGTCCTGCAGGACGCGGACGATGCTGCCGAGTTTTCCGCCGGGCCGCTCGTCATTCGCTCGGCCAGCACGGAGATGACGCCATGACTGACGGCCCTACCCACTTCCTGATTCCGACCCAGATGCTCGAAGGCTTGATTGCCTACTTGAGCAGGCGCCCTTACGGCGAGGTTGGCGTGGCGATGCAGGCGCTAGAACGACTGGAACCCGCCCCTCCTCAGCCCGAACCTGTCCGTGAGCCGGTGGAATGAGTACTACCTGGACGCGCCGGTTCGACGGCAGCAGCGTCTCGGTTAGCGGCGAGGCTGCGGCATCTGCAGCCGCTGCTGCCCTGAGTGCCACGGCTGCGGCGACTAGTGCAACGGCTGCGGCGGCGAGCGTGGCATCTTCGGTGACCGCGACCGGCAGCACAACCGCGCGGTCGCTGTCGGCAAGATTTGCCGATGTCGTCAACGTCAAGGATTTCGGGGCGCTCGGCGACGCCGTGACGAACGACACGGTAGCGATCAACGCCGCCTACACCGCGACCCCGACCGCTGGTTGCCTGTATTTCCCGGCCGGCGACTATCGGCACGCCGCAGCACTGGTCTTTGATGGAGCCAAGAGGGTTGCGTTTGTCGGCGAGGGCGTGAGGCAAACCCGGCTCGTCTACAACGGCGCGTCCACCACCGCCAACTGCGTCAGTTTCGGCGACGGGACAACGACCGAGACGGGTTTGCGGATCGAGGGTATCGGGTTCAGTTCCAACGTCGTCATGACGGCGGGCGTGGGCGTCCGGTTCCGCAAGGTGGCCCGGTCGCACCTCACCAACGTCTACTTCGGGCACCAGGACGGCAACGGTAATTACTACCACGCCTGCTGGTTTGACGGCTTCGACTTCGTGACCCTCGACCAGTTCCAGGTTCGTGGCTCCCAGGATGGTATCCGGGTGTCCGGCAACAGCGTCAAGGCCGACCTTCTGTTGACCGGCGGCAAGATCGCATCGTGCGTCATCGGCCTGCACATTGCGGGGGATGCGGGCGGCGTCTGCGTTGACATGACCGACATCATCAACAACGGCACAAATGTCAGGATCTCCCAGGACATCGTTGCGACCAACAACCGGGAAACATTCTTCGGTCCAACCTGCCTGATTGACAGTGGTGATGCCGCTGGCGGCGTGTCGTTCGACGGGATTGGCGTCGATATCGCGGATACCGACGGGTTTGTCGCGTTCGCGGGGGGCTGGATTGCGTCCGCTGGGACCTTGATCAACGTCGCAAGCTCTTACGGCGGCAAGGTGTTGATCAACGGTGTGACGTTCTACAATGCGTTTGCGCGGGGTGTTCACTCAGGCAACGCCATCCAAATCGCTTCCAGTACGGCCAAGGTCAGTGTTACCGGAAGCCGGTTCTACAACGTCGAAGGAACGGCGATTGCCTATACCGGGGCGGGCACTCTCGGTGTCCACATGTCGGGCAACTACTTCCACACCGATGTTGTCGCCAAATTTTCCGCCGTCTCCAGCAATGCGCTGACCTACTCGTCAGAGCTGTATGCCGGGACGCTCACCAAATACAATGTCAGTGCATTTGGGCAGCCCGTGACGCAGGCCGCCGGCACCGCGGATTATACCGCAGGCACCGCGTACTCCGCCTGGGTTGCCAGCAACCGGGGCGGTACGATCCAGTTCCTGAAGAGCCGGGGCGCCGCGGTTGGCACGCGGGCTATCGTCCAGAGTGGTGATGAGATCGCGCGCCTGATGTTCGCGGGCGACAACGGCACGACCTTCGAGCGAGCGGCACAGATTGTCGTCACGGTAGACGGCACGCCGGGGGCGTCGGGTGACATGCCGGGCAAAATCTCCCTCGCCACGAGTGCTGACGGCAGCGCGTCGCCGACTGCCCGGCTCGATATCGACAGTGCCGGCAACATCGGGGTCAACGGCACCTCGTTCGGCTCCGGCGTCAAGGTGCTGTTCATCGGCAATGGCACCGCTCCCGGTAGCAATCCGACCGGCGGCGGCATCCTTTACGTTGAAAGCGGCGCCTTAAAATACCGCGGCAGCAGCGGCACCGTGACCACACTGGGGGCAGCATGACCACCTGGACAGTAGAGGCTGACAGCGCCAGCCAGACCGTTGGCCTGGGCGCTGCGGCGGCGGCCAGTGCTGCGGCAACCAGCGCCCTTGCTGCGGCCAGCAGTGCCACGGCTGCGGCGGCCAGTGCGGTTTCGGCGGCCAGTGCAGTTTCGGCGGCGGCGGCAACCGGCTCACTGCCCGGCATCAATTTGTGCGGGATTATGATCCCATACTACATCTACCCGAACAACCCGTACACGGACGTTACATTTCAGGCGCTGATTGCCCTGATCCGCGACTACCGCAGCGTTCCCGTCATGATCATCCTCAACCCGTCATCGGGTCCTGGCACGGTTTGGGATGGTAATTATGCGGCGGCCATCACCCTGCTGCAAGGTGCCGGCGCGCAGGTGCTGGGCTATGTCAGCACATCCTATGGCGCACGGGCCGAAGCGGCGGTCAAGGCCGACATCCTGCTCTGGACGACGCTGTACAGCACCACGCCAATCGACGGCACGTTCCTGGACGAGATGCCGTACAGCACGGCCGGCGGCGTCATCGATCTGTACGGGCGCTACAACACCTACGCCCATAATCTCAGCCTCTATCCCGTGGTCGGCAATCCGGGCACCAATGAGCAGGGCGCGTGGTTCGCGTCCCCGACTTCCGATGTCATCGTGGTTCATGAAACCGGGACGATGCCGGTTGAAAGTGACATGTACGGCCTGTTTGTAGGTGGCCATTCGAACTATCCCAACCGGATGCGGGCTGCTCTGGCCTACGCCCAGACAACGCTGGATGAACACCTCGTTCGCAAATTGAGACGATACGTCAACTGGATCTACATCACCGACGACGTTCTTAGCCCAAATCCATGGGACAGCATCGCGACCTACGCGAAACAGATTTTTGCCTGTCTGGCTGATACCGGCGGCCTGGGCGAGGGGCCGCAGGCGCTGACCTCCGGAACGGCGGTTGCCTGGGACTGCGGCGAGGTTTCGACGGCAACTTTCACCATTGCCCACGCCACCGCCACCATGAGCGCTCCGAGCAATCTCCTGCCGGGACGACGCTACCGGCTGATCGTGACGCAGGACGCCACGGGCGGCCGAAATCTGGCCTTTAACGCGGTCTACAAATTCGTCACCGGCACGACGCTGCCAGTGACCTCCACTGCCGGGAAAAAGCACGTCATCGAGTTCGTGAGCGACGGCACTTCGATGTTCGCCACCGCCGTCTGTACATATCCCTGATGGTGAGCATCCCGCGCGATGCGCCGTACTGGGCGCAGGTGATGGCCGACGACATCACCCGGGAGCTGCGCGCCCGAAGCCAGGGGCTGCCGGTCAAAATGGCCAAGTTCGTCAAGACCGACATGCCCGATCCGGCCCGCTGGAACGGCGCCTGGATCGTCGTCACCAACGACGTCGGTGGCGAGGTCCCCGCTTTCAGCGACGGCACAAATTGGCGTCGCGCCACTGACCGCGCCATCATTTCGTGAGAGGCTGAGCCATGCCATCGACACCCACTACGCGCCTGCGGATTGAAAAGCAGGCGCTTGGGGAAAATGCTGCGTTGTGGGGAGCCCCGAAGCTCAACAACGCCTTTGACAGGTTCGAGGAGAGCATCGCCGGCTTTGCCACGATCATCATCAGCGGCGCCACGACGACGTTGACCAGTGTCAACTACAGCGCCGATGAAGCGCGCTGCGCCTGTCTTGCCATATCGGGAACGCTGACCGCCAACAGTGTGATCATCGTGCCCAACGTCCAGAAGCTGTGGACTGTCGTCAACAACAGCAATCAGGCCGGCTACAGCCTGACCATGAAAACCGCCGCCGGAACCGGCTATGCCTTGAGACCCGGGCCGCAGCACGTCTACTGCGACGGCGGCGATGTCTACCGGGGCACGCCGACATTCGAGCAGTTGCCCGTCGGCCAGATTGCCACCGACAGCGCCGGAAATGTTGGGATGGGCTACACCACGGCGCCCAGCAACGCCGATGCGCGGCTGTTCTGCGTCAAGGGACCGGCGACCGGCCAGGGCTACGGCGGGATCCGGGTTGAGGCCGGTTTGAACACGAAGCGCGGGCTGCTTCAGGTCAGCGGCACTGATGGCGATGTCGTCATGGGCTGCGATCCGGTCACCAACAGCACGGGCCGGGTCTATCTGGATGCCGGCGGAGCGACCCGGGCCACGCTGCTGCCGACCGGCGAGCTGGTGCTGGGCACGGGCGCCCCGGCCACGACGACACCGGGCTACCCGCCCTACGGGACCACGCTCGGCATTGGCATGTGGGGAGCCCAGGGGCGGATTTTCATCAGCCAGGACCAGTTCTCTTACTGGAACACGACGCTGGCCGTTTCGAATTTCGTGGTCTTCGCGGTCAACGGAACGGCGGTCGGCGGCATCGGCACCAACGGCACGACCACCAGCTATTACACATCCTCCGACTACCGGCTGAAGCAGGACATCGAGCCGCTGACCGAGGCATGCGACCGGCTGATGCAGCTCAAGCCCGCGAGCTTCGCGTTCAAGACTGACCCGGGCGCGCGCGTTGACGGCCTGATCGCTCATGAAGTGCAGGAAATCTGCCCCTATGCCGTTTCGGGCGAGAGGGACGGCGAGGAGATGCAGCAACTGGATAACAGCAAGCTGGTGCCTCTCCTGATCGGGGCGGTGCAGGAATTGACCCGGCGGCTCGAGCTGCTCGAGGACGCCGTCTGATGGCTCTGACGCGGATCGACATGCGTCCCGGCATCGTCATGGATGATTCCCCGCTGGCGGCGGAGGGCGGCTGGATCGACGGCGACAAGGTGAGATTTCGGCAAGGTTTGCCGCAGACGATCGGGGGCTGGTCGGCAGTCAATACCGACCTTTTCAGTGGACTATGCCGGGGGCTGCACGCCTGGGCGGCGTTCGACGCCGGGCCGAGGATTGCGATCGGGACGCACACCAAGCTCTATGCCAGCGTGGCCGGCGGGCTCTACGACATCACGCCGGGCGGACTGGCGGCCGGACTGGCGGACAGCCTGGGCACCACGGCCGGCGGCTATGGCAGCAGCACCTACGGCACCGGAACGTTCGGCGGGACATCGGCGCTGACCGAAATCTTTCCGCGCACGTGGTCGTTCGCGACGTGGGGCGAGCACCTGCTGGCCTGCCCGCGCGGCCAGACGATCTACGAATGGTCGCTTGATACCGGCGTGGTCCCGCCGGCCATCGTCGGCTGTCCCACCAACGTTGCATCGATCTTCGTGACGGCCGAACGCATCCTGGTGGCGTGCGGCTGCCAGCCCTACGGGTCGGTGACATTCGACCCGCTGTTGGTCAGGTGGTCAGACCAGGAAATCAACACATCCTGGACCCCGACAGCCGCCAACCAAGCCGGCGAGTATCCGCTATCCCAGGGCGGCCGGGTGGTGCGCGGACTGCCGTCCAGGAAAACCAACCTGCTCTGGACCGATACCGCGCTGTATTCCATGACCTACCTGGGCGACCCGGTGTTGGTGTACGGGTTCGAATTGCTGGGATCGTCCTGCGGCTTAATCGGGCCGAATGCGGCGGCCGAGAAAGATGGCAATGCGTTCTGGATGACGCCCAGCGGTCAATTCTACAGCTACAGCGGCGGCGCTCCGACACCGCTTGTCTGCCCGGTCCAGCGCTACGTGAACGACAATTTGAACTGGCTGCAGAGTGATAAGATTTACTGCTCGATGGACTCTGCAAACAGCGAGGTGTGGTGGCTTTACCCGGACAGCAGAGATGGAACGGGTAACGAATGCTCGCGCTATGTCGCGTTCAATTATGCCGAAAACACTTGGGTAGTTGGCAGTTTCGACAGAACTGCTTGGATTGACGCGGGAGTACTGCAGTACCCGATCGCGGCCGACAGTACAGGGCTGGTTTATTATCAGGAATATGGCCACACCGCTAACGGCGGCGCCATCACCTCTTTCCTGGAAAGCGCGCCCAGAGATCTGGCGGACGGTGACCAGCTGGCGAGCGTCCTGCGGGTGGTGCCGGACATTGAGGACTTGTCGGGAGGCCTGAGCATCACGCTGTCCGGCCGGCTGTTCCCGAACGGCGCCGAGCTGAGCTACGGGCCGTACACCATCCTGCCTACCACCGAGAAGATCGATCTGCGGCTGACCGCCCGGCAGTTCAGCGTGCGGATGGACTCGGCCAGCGCGCCCAGTTTCTGGCGGTTCGGAGCGCCCCGGTTCGACATTCGGCTGACCGGCTCCAAGAGGTAATTTCCCATGGCTACGACGACCACAACGACCCTCCCAACCGGGTGGGCCGATCAGGCTGCCTATGGCAATTTCCAGAACGCGCTGCAGCTCTCGCAGCGCCCTTACGCGCAGTACCCGGGCCAGCAGATCGCCGGCTGGGACCAGGGTCAGGCAGGCGCCTACAACGCGATCCTGAACGGCGCGGGCGTCGGTCTGGGCGCGATGCAGGACGCGCAGGGGGCCGCCACCTATGCCGCGAAATGGGGGCCGGAGAGGGTTGCGGCGCAGAGCTATCAGCCGTGGATGCAGGGCTGGCAGGACACCGTGGCGATGTCCGCCGGGCCGGCGGCACAGGCGGGTGCTGCCCAGATGGGCCGGGGCGAGATCCAGGACGTCCAGGCCCAGAGCTTCCCGGGCGCCAATCTGCAGCAGTATCTCAATCCGTTCACGAGCAGCGTCATCGATACGACGATGCAGCAGTTGGGCCGGCAGAACGACATCTTAGGCAACCAGACGCGCGCCAGAGCAAGCGCTGCCGGGGCCTTCGGTGGCAACCGAGAAACCCTGGCGCAGTCGGAAAACAACAGGGCATTCCTGGACACGGCGGGCCGCACGATCTCCGGCCTGAATCAGGCCAATTTTGGGCAAGCCCAGCAAGCGATCGCGACCGACCAGAACCGGGCGCTGCAGGCGGCTGGCATGAATCAGGCGCAGGACTGGAACGTCGGATCCGCCAACCTCGGTAACCGCCAGCAGTCGGGCCTGCAGAACATGCTGGCCCAAAACCAGCAGTCCCAATACAACGCCGGCCTCGCCCAGACCGCCAGCGGCCAAAGCGCTGCTGCCAGGAACGCCGCTTTGACGGCGCAGGCGGCGGCCGGCAATGAGGCGGGCAAATTCAACAGCGACCTTGGTCTTCGTGCGCAGCTCGCCAATCAGGCCGCCGCTCAAAACGCAGTAAACACGAATTTGAGTGCCGCGAATGCTTTGAGTGGCATGGGGTTGGACGAGCAAAAGCGCGCGTTCCAGGCCGCACAGGCGCAATGGAACATGGGCGCCCAGCGTCAGGCCTTCGACCAGAGCGGTTTCGATCTGGCGCAGAAGAACTGGCAGCAGCAGCGGGATTACCCGCTCGAGCAGCTCAAGGTGCTGCAGTCGGGGCTGGCCGGCGCACCGTTCGGCAACAGTTCTACCTCGCCCTACTACAGCAACACGCTGGCGCAGGTCGGCCAGGGCCTGATGGGCGGCGCCCAGCTGCTGGCCAACGGCGGCGACATCGTGAGCGGGGCCAAAGATATCTACGGCGGCCTGAGTTCCGGATGGAACGCGCTGAAGGGCTGGTTCTAAATGGGCGCGCTGAAGACCAAGCCGCCGACCCGGCGCGAACAGGTCGACGCGGTCCGGCTGAAGGCCGCGGGCCAGCCGGCCCACATCAATGCGCGCGAGGCGCGACTGCTGGCGCGCGAGATGCCCGAGGCGGCCGGTCCCGTCATCACACAGGGACTGCTGGCCCGGGCCGGGCGCGGGCACGACAACCGGATCACAAACCTGATCCCGGCTGAATCGGCTCTGCTCAAACGCCACGGCGGATCGGGCGCGGTCAATCCGCGAACCGGGCTGGTGGAGTATGACGACAGCGACGACGACGGCAACACCGGCAACACCAGCAACGCGGGCGAGAATACCGGCGGGATGAGCGGCGCGCCGGGCAGCGGTGTTTCGGGGCCGCAGGGCGACGGAACGGGCCGAGGTGATGGCCCAGGAGAGACCGGCAACTATGGCACCGGTCAGGGCAACTATGGCTATGACGCCTACAGCGGTGGGCTGCTGGGGTCGGTTGCCTACGACCCCACGACAATGCCATCAATCGAAAGCCTGCTGAGCACTCCGAGCGGGTTTCGGGCGCCCGGCTATGAAGACATGTCGATGGTGCAGTACAGCCCGCCCGACACGCTGGGCCGGCTGATCGATACGTTCCGCTACGGGCCGCCACAGAGCTACCGGGAGCTGGGGCAGGTGCCCGGGCGCTATGGGGCGCCGACCGGGCGCGGGCTGGGGTTTGCCGGGACACTGGCGGGCATGCTGACGCCTGGCATGCCGATGGGCGCGCTGATGGGGCTGGGGATGAGATTCGACCAAGCGATGTCGCCGGGAACGCGGGCATCCTCGCTGGCGGAAAATCAGGCGCAGGGCGGCAGGAACTCCACTGGCAATGACCGGGACAGTTTCGGCTCTCCGGCCGCGGGATCCTCGTCGGGCGCCGCGACCGCCGGCCTGCTCGACGGCGCCCGGAAGACCGCCAGCCCGTCGCAGACGGCAGCCCTGGCCGAGCCGGGCGTGGTTGGCGGCTCCGGTCCGGGATCCGTCAGCCTCGAGACGAGCGGCGGCCGGCAGCATCCGGGGGTGGCACCGCTGATCGAGAGCATCCTGGCAGACTACATCTGGCGCGGCCGGAGCGGTTCGGGATGGTGATCCGCTGGGAGCCGCTGATCGACGAGGCCAGCCAGCGCTTCGGCGTGCCGCAGGACATCATCCTGAGCACGATGCGCACCGAGAGCGGCGGGCAGCGCGGTGCCGTGTCGCCGAAGGGGGCCTCCGGTCTGATGCAGGTCATGCCGGATACCTACCGTGAACTGGCGCAGAAGCACGGACTGGGGCCGGATCGGTTCGAACCTCGCAACAACATCATGGCCGGGGCCGCCTACCTGCGCCAGAACTACGACCAGTTCGGCAATTGGAACGATGCTCTGGCGGCCTACAACGCCGGGCCGGGCCGGGTCAGTCAGGTCAAGGCCGGCACTTCGACCATGCCGACCGAAACGCGGGCATACGTGCCGGCGGTCACCTCGAATTTTACACAGACAAAGGGGGCTGACATGCCGATGTTTGCGGGCCGGGCCGGCGGCGCCACCGACGACGAGATGGACGCGTGGACGAAAGGCCTGGGCGGGCTGCTCAACGTCGGGACCCAGAACTGGTACGACGGCTTAGGGCTGCTCGGTCCGTACGGCCAGACACCGTCCCAGCCGCCGGGTGCGGGGCCGGCAGCGGGGGCTCCAGCACTCCCGGCGCCCGCACCCATGGCGGCGCCCGGTGGCTACGACGTCGGCTCCCGGATCTCGCAGCTTATCCAGGAGCTGGCCCAAAAACCAAAAGCTGAGCCGTCGCTGTCGCGCGGGCAGTACCAGCTGGCCGGGGCTGGCAACGAGTTGGGCAAGCTGGCCGGGGTCCACGACCGGCCGGTCGGGATCGGCGAGATGATCGGGGCGCTGGGGCGCGGGGTTTCCGGCGGGACGCTCGCCGCACAGCAGGCGAACCGGGACGAGAGAGCCAATCAATTCGGTGAGCTGGGCAATTTGGCAAAATTGCAGACGTATCAGCGGACCGAGAGCACGGCCGCGGCGAAGATCGTGGCGGCGAAGCAGTACGCCAAAATCCTGCGCGACAGCGGCGACCCGATGAAGATGCAGCTGGCCACGGCGCTGGAGAATGATCCGACTTTGATCGATGAGGTGGTCAAGGCGCAGGCGGCCGGCGCGTGGCCAAAGGACCAGGGGCCGAAGTCGGTCCAGAAGAACGGCTGGATTTATGAGAACGGAAAGTGGATCCAGCCCCCGGGCGGGGGGCAGGCCGGCGGGCCGCTCGAGGGCACCGCGGTCGAGGCCCAGTGGGCCAACATCTATGTCGATCTGAACCAGAAGGTGGCGCGGGGCGAGCCGCTGACGCCGCAGGAGCAGCTGCTCTACCCGATGGCTCAGCGGGCGCTGACGGAGCCCAAGCAG